ATGCCATCTCTATTCGAGAAGCAGTCTATCGCATGAGCAAGAGCCATAGCTGTATCATTGTGTTTTCCAAGATCGACAATATCCCCGCCTTTCCAGACGTGGCACTCAAGCTCATCCAGCATCACATCAATGACCCTTCTGGTATCATGGTTGCCATACGGGAATACAATTTTACCTTGCTCGAACCAAACCCTCATCCGGTTCAACAGCCCTTGCTTCAGCCCCTTATTGCTGACCTTGCTCGGTCTGTAATCGACCACAGCTCCCATTTGCGAAATCAAACTTTCATAAAGTTGCTGAAAACCCGCAGATTCAGCCGAAAGCGTGGCATTCCCGTATATTTTGCATAATTCCACTAATTTTTCAGCTTGCCTCATTGGAGGAAAATCGTTCCTCCGCCACATATTTACAACGTGCAAATAGCCCTGCTCATCCTGTCGAACAACCACAGCAACCGAATAATCCTGTCCTAAGCCATGTGCCGGATCAAACCCAATCACATACTTGCCCTGGTGTTCTTTGTTGTATGAAAGACCCACCTCTAAGTCCAGATTCTTTCGAGTGTGCGACCTCGGATATGCTGCCGAGTCATCATCCATCACCTTACACAGATACTCCTGTGCAAAAGCTAAGTCACCCATAGCTCCTTTCTGTTCCATGATGAACGCCAATGACCTCTGTTCCGGCCACAACACCTGCGGTTTTATCTCACCAGCACTGGCTCTCCACTCATCCCAATTAGGAATCGCAGACCATGTGCCAGACTTCCATGCCTCATTCGATAACATCTCCGTATGATACAGATCAACCGCACTCATCGGTGTCCCGACACAATACAAGCTCGTTCCAGGGCTTAACATCGGTGTCACCACCTTCTGCAACCAAAGTCTCACCGAATCCATAGGTGTATCGCCCATGTCCGTCAAAACGTCATCCAAAGCAATACAGGCCGGATGCTCACCACGCATAGCTGAACCCATACCTGTCGCCTTGATCCACGCACCATTTGTCAATCTCAACTCGAACTTACCACCTCGCTTATCGTCAATGAACTTACGAAGCTCTGGATGCCTTGTTAAATCCTCTCGAATCTCTGTAAGTCGGTTGCTCGCCGTATCTTTACTTGCAGAAAACAACCAGCACGTGAAAGGCTTATTCCTCCACTTCTTAAACAAAGCATCATGCAACAGCTTAATTCTCAATGTAGTGGACTTAGAATGATCTCTGGGAGCAATAATACACACTCGATGCACTTGAGTTCCCTTTCGGTCATCATAAAGCTCAAGCCACTCATCAATATGCTCGCCTCGATTATATCCAAGCCACTCATAAAAATAACCTACGTCATTCCTTGAACGCTCAAGAGAGAATCCCTTCATGCTGTCGCCCACCTTACTTTTGCATCGAATGATACTTTGAGGCAACCAACACAATACAATGAAACCGTATTGGCTTCTTCATTGACCGCTTCAACCTCCCAGGTGTGTTTGCCACCTTTAAGTTCAAATCCGATCTCGCAGCCACACTGGTTACAGAATAAAAGACATTCACGTTGGTTTATCTCCCAACGATGAGAGTTCCAATCGCCTTCACAGTCAGTCATACTGTTGAACCCCCAACCTGGCTTAGAAGTTCAGCTCCGCACCGACCACAATAAAGAACAACAGTTCTATACTGCTCATTCACTTGAGCTATCACCCATTGATGAGAGTTCCACGCATTACTACATTCTTGCATAGACACTTTAGCGCAAGTCCGATAAATCAAGGTTTGTCCTAAAAAGGACAATACAGCAAGACATAATTCGGACAGTCTTTACACGAACCATTTGAAACAATACCTTCTCCTTCAGTGCCATAATCCTCGAAGGTATGATCGCCTCCCCAGATAATCTCTCCACCACATACGCATTTCATCTCTTATTCCTCCATGCTTGATAGAGCTTCGACTTATTGATAAGTAAATGAATAAAGTTCGCCCAGAATCTCATTATTCATCAGCCTCAATCATTCGGCATTCAGCATCACAGCCAGAACAAAGAAGAATAGTAACCATTCCTTCACCAGCCATTCCCCATTCGTCTTTCATGAAGTCGCTTTGCCAAATCAGCTTATGGCCGCACCACCAGCAGGTAGCAAAGCCTCTTCTGTCAATATACTCTTCAGTCGTTATATTTCCTGTTGTATTTTCTGTCATACTGCCACCTTCAAATATCGCACCGTCTTATTTTATTTCATGCCTAATGACGCTATCCTCTTAATCCTTAAAAATCATGGAGATAGACTTTCCACCATTGAAAGTGACGTGCATGATATATCCACAGGGATTCAGCAAATAAAGGATGGCCCTATGTTTGCCCTCGACAGACAAATTAAGCGTAAGGTTGCACAGACTGGCGGTGTTCTCGGACTTCTTCTCTTGGCTTTCACAGCCCTCATTCAATGAATACCTTGAAGAATCACACGCCCCCTCAAACAATCATGGGCCTTCGGCAACGTATAGTTAGTGCAGTTACAGGCCGTAGTGAAGAAAAGGTCACTACGCCCCCTCCTGTTGCTTCTGGATCAATAAAACCTCAACATAGCTTTGCTGCAATTGCTGGCCTGGCTGACATTATGAATGACACCAACAAGCTCCGCCTCGATGCCAACTACGATAACGACTTCGACATTTACGATGCTATGGTCGAACTTGACCCCGAACTCAACGGAGCTGTCCGTTCAGTCTCTCTCACAGCCAATCACTATGAAGTCGAATACAACAGAGCAAAGAACAGTGCGATTCGCAAGGCTATCAAGGAACTATGCGAAGAACGCTTAGACTTTGACGATCTACTCGTAGCAACCATGCGTGACCTCATGGTGTATGGAAACAGTATCAACAAGCTCATAGGTCGTGCTGGCGAAGGTATTACCAGGGTTCAATCCTTGCCTATCAAACAAATCACCATCACCGATGACAGAGAACCAATGGCTGTCGGCTACTCTGGCGTATTTGCCACTAAAGACAATCCAATCATGGAAGCTCGCTGGTATCGCTTCCGTGAGCAACAAGTCGATATGCAAACATTCCCTGCTGATGAAATCCTTCACTTCCGCCTTGATGCACGTTCTAATTGGGAACAAGACTACTTGGGCCGTTGGACTTACGGTGTTTGGGGCGCATCCCGTTTTACCTCCCTCAAACAAGCTATCCGAGCCAAATACAACACTATCAACAACAGACTCGCTCTACAAGACGCTCTCACCCGCCAATACATCAAAATCGGCAAAGAGGCCATTGAAGGAATACCAGACCCAGACGAAGCCAGAGAACGCTTAACATACATCATGGAGCAAGTCGGCTCTCTTATGGAGAACCTTCGAGCAGACCAAATACCAATTCTGCCTCACTATGTCGAAATGCACCATGTCGATTTGTCGAACAGCATTCCAGACGATACAAACTTCTTAGATTCTATCAACGCCGACATATCAGCCGTTCTCAATGTTCCGAGAGTAGCAGCAGGGCAAGAGTCCGGTTCGACCTTCGCAGCCACTTACAACGCTAATATGTGGTCTGTTATGGCTATTGAGCGACTACAAACAATTGTAGCCGAGAAAATCCAACATCTATTCTCCGATCACCTCGAACTACTCGGAATACCACATAAAAGAGCTGACTTACCTCCTTTGGTCTTTCAGCCTGTGGATCAAGAAAGTCCACTCCACAAAATGCAAAGAGCCAAGATGGGTATTGATGCTGGTATATTAACCAGAAACGAAGCAAGAGAGATGAATGACCTCGATGCGACAGAGATGGGTAATGTTGTAGCACCACCACCAACCACAGGACCAACAGGCGAACTACCTCGCCCTGGCGAAGTTGTTAATGATGTGAAACCATGAGAGCAAAGGTGAGAGCAAAATGGATAGAGTTGAAGGAGATGGTATTAAAAGTTGCTCTCATCATCCGAAGAAGTGTTCACAGATGACATCAAAATTAACTGAATACTGCCATTACTGCAACATTAAACAAGCCGCTTTCTGGCCTAAACCATACTAAGGTGAATAATATGACAAAAAAAGATAATTCCTTTAACGACAGAATGGTAAAAAGAACAGTCTTGCCTACAATCTACCTATGGCTTATTGCCTCTGGTGCAGTAGTGGGGATGGGTATATGGAAGCCAGACGTAGTTCTCACCAACCTTGACGGGTTCATAGCACTTATCGCTATCATTAGTGGTGTTGCAGCACCAGCTCTTAGCACCGTTCTCCGAATGTGGGAATCCGAACAGGCTATTAAAATTGAAAACATAGGTGTGGGCTTAGAAAATGAAAGAACACTCGACGCTGAACGTAAATCTCACATAATCGAAATGGAAAAAGCCCAAATGACTCACGCCCATGAAATAAGCAAATTATCTCAAGAGCATGAGCATATTGTTGAAAAACATAAAGAAACAATTGTCAAACTCAAACCAGTTAAAAAAATGGGTGAGTGATAATGCCAGAGATTGATGACGACCTCATAGCCAAAGCTAAATTGCTTGCAGAGGCTACTGGTCGTGACTTCAAAGACGTTCTCGCCGATCTTGAAGATGATGGAGTATTGAATGACTCCAACAAACCAAAAGAAGACCTGGTAGCTCAACTCAAAGAAGCAGCAGAGCTTATTGCTACTGTTCAAGAGATTAACAAAGAAGTGTCCGAGAACACCGTTCTTAACGGCGGCGATAACAAAACCAATGTCAATGTCGAAACAACACTCGAAGGCGACATAGTGGATAGAGCGATTGAATCCGTTCACCGTAAAGTCCAGAACCTCAAGAAAATCGCTATCATCATAATACCCGTATTTTTACTCTTAACCGGAGGAACAATGTCAAGCATGGGCTTTTTCAATAGTGATGAATCATCACTAGAAATACATGATGAATACAACAACGACTACGGCGGCTGTTTGGCCCACGATGCAATAAATTATGACCCTATGGCTTCATGGGATGACGGATCATGTCAATTTGACAATACTCCGCCTCCATGTGATTCACAGTGGGAATGGATTCTATACGGTGAGCTTAGGGGCGACAACAACGTTTGGATAGATGCTCGATTCAAGGATATGAATAACTGCAATACCCCTATGGATGCTCAAATAACAATGACTCTCAATAAAGACGGTCAATACTATGATGAGAAGTTCTGGAACAACCGCTTCGACAATGAGTGGTCTGTTGGCGACCAATTCACCGACTTGCCTCCAGGCGAATACGATGTGGAGATTGATGCTCAAGCTCAAGGCTCAAACTGGCATCAAAATGTCGAAGGCGACTTTATCATTGAAGAACAGGCTTGCATACCAGACTATTCATCCTCCGACTCATGGGCTACAACCTATGATAACAACAGCCTCCAAGCTCACTTGAAAATTATAAATCATAATGACTGTGAAAGTAGTGTTGGAGTAATGGTTTCATACTATAAGGAAAATAGCTATCAAGACTCATACGATGAGGAATTAGGTGAGTATGAAGTAAAGGGCGCAGAAACAGAAATAGTTATCCGACATGATGACTGGACTAATCTTGGTGATGGTAATTACTCATTCGAGACTCGCTTCTTTCCAGAAGGACAAGGTGAAGAGTGCTGCGAGATAACACCTCAAATACAGATTGATACCTATGTTGAACCAGAGCCACCATGCAACGGAACAGCCAGCTTTTACAGTGTATCACATGGTATTGACTATAACAACTCTAATTCATCACTGTCAAATGTAACCGTCTTCTGGGATGCTGACTGGTCTTGTGAAGAAGTCAAATATGTTCAAATAGATATTTTCTTTAAGCACAAAGACAACCAGACCGTAATTTACTATCAAACATTAGGATATAATCTCAACGGGCAATCATCTTATGTAGCAAACCATACAATAGTCGATATTGAAGTGGGAGCTACTTATGAGGTGTGTCTTCAAATATGGGTTCAGCGTGATATTTGGTCTGTTGATGAAGAACGTAATGAACTAATACCTATTTCATGAGATGATACTATGCCAGAACCAATGCCAACCGAAAGTCGAAAATCCTTTGTGATACGTTGCATGGATGACAAAAAAATGCTTGAACAGTTCTCGAACTCTGCTCAAAGGTATGCCGTCTGCAACTCATACGCTGACAAATCAGCAGAATACGCTCTTGATCCAGAAAAAGGTAATAGACCAATTGAGGACATGATAGGAATGTCGGAGATGATCGGTGAGGCCGATGGCTATTTGGGTATGGCCGATGACACCTCACAAGCGAACACCCACTTCGACACCCTTAATTCAATCATAGAGGCTGCACAGTTCGGAACAATAATCCTCGACGAAGCAACAGTCGAAGCAGTTCAATACGGCAAGCCAGGAAAGAATGACCCAAGAAAGACACCAGCTAAACCCGATGAGCGAAGAAAAGGCTCTAAGAAGAACAAGCCTGGTTCAGCAAAGAAGCCCAACTCAAAAATTGTTGTTTCACCCGCAACCCGTAAAACAATTGAGAATAAAATGAAAGAGCATAACAAAAAGGGCAAAGGACCAAAAGCAACTATGGGTGCTTTACTTACTGTGTTCCGTCGTGGTGCTGGTGCATTCTCTAAGAGTCACGCACCTAATATGAGTCGCAACGGATGGGGAGTAGCAAGAGTGAACGCATTCCTTTACCTACTAAGAAATGGCAGACCTTCGAATCCAAATTATAAACAAGACAATGATTTACTCCCTAAGTCGCACTCACGCTCAAAAAAAGCATCAGTGGATGAAACCCTTGAAGCAGCAGAGTATCAAGGTAAAAAAGTTACACTTGACAAGCCGTTCCGTATGCCTAAAGGCAATTCAAAGAAGTTCGGTGTCTATACTAAGAATGATAAAAGCAACGTAGTTCTGGTTCGTTTTGGCGATCCCAACATGGAAATACGCCGTGATGATGACGAAGCTCGAAAGAATTATCGTAGTCGAATGGGTTGCGATACTCCGAGAGTCGGCCCAAAATGGAAAGCTAATTATTGGTCTTGTAAAATGTGGGAAAAGGGAAAATCCGTAAAAGACTATACGGGCAACCTTGAAGAATCGCAAAGGAGTTCCGAGTAGTATGTGCAGTTGTAGTGATTCAGTCCAAGCCGCCGAAGAAGACGTATTTACAGAACCAGCCGCCGCTATGAAAAGAGCAAGGGAGCTTGGCTGTGCAACCGTTCACACTCACACTCATGAAGGAAAAACACTCTTTATGCCATGTTCAAGCATGGATGAGTATAGTTCTATGATTCATGAAAAAGAGGAATACGCCGATGAAGACGATGGCGAGTCTTACCAAGACATCGACAAAGAAGAGGATGAAGAAGAGGAAAAAGAAGGGTTTCGACCTCAATTTGAATCTCAAGAAGCATCCTGTGATGACTCATGCCCTCCAGGGTTTGCAGAGATCGCTGGCGAATGTGTAGCCGTGACCTGTGAACTCACTATCGAATCCTTTGAAGCGGTAGTATCGGCCAGCACTGGAACAAGTGCTATCCGAATGTCCGGTATTGCATTTACGTCTGGCTACAATAAGAACGGCTGGCAAATCACCTCTAAGGGTGCGAAGTTAATGGCTGAAAAAATGCTCGGAGCTGACATCACTCTCAATCACCCACATACTAAGGGTGGGCGTTTTACTCGAAACATGGAAGGCGGAATAGATGAAGCCGTAGTTGGTATCGTCACTGAAGCTATGTATGAAGAAGAAGAGGATGGTTACAAAGTTCGATTCTCTGGTGAAGTGTATAGAGAAGAACTATTTTCAGCTCTTGAATCCGGTCTTTGGCTAAGAGAAGGCTACGGTGTTTCTATCGGTGGCACAGGTATTCCTATTGCTACGGAGGAAAATAGTGCTGGCCGCATGATGATGACTTTTGAAGACGACTTTCAGTTCGATCACCTCGCAATTGTTCACAAACCCGCTTACCCAGAGGCTAAAATAGAATCCGTTGAACGGATCAGCGAAAGTATTCAGCAAGAGGCCAGCGCAACTGAAGCAACCTCACCATTGATATACCGTAGCGATAATGGAATGAATCAACCAACAACTAAGGAGTCGAATAATATGTCCGAAGATATACCAATCCAAGCAAGCGAAGATACCCTCGCTTTGAAGGAAGCTCTTGTTCTTGCTCAAGCAAGGATCAATGCCTTTGAAGTCGCAGAAGCAGAATCCAAAGAAGAAGCTCGTTTGAGCTTAGTCACTAAAGCATCCGACATGGGGCTTTCTGGCGTTGAAGACTTTACAGCAGAAATGCTGGACCGTGTTATCGCAAGCTGGGAATCATCTCAACCTGCACCAAAAGAACTCTCCCCTGCTACACCAGCAGCACCAGAAAAGGTAATCGAAGCAACAGAAGCCCCACGTGCTGAAGTTGTAGCTAATTACCTTAATGGAGTCCTTGTCGAATCCGACAAAACGACCTACGGTAAAGCCTGGAACGCATGGGCCTCCGCATGGAACGGCAACCTTTCAACCATTGAGAACGGAGACGGTCTTCGTGCGCCAATGTTTGATGAAATTAAGGAGATGATTTAATGGCTGACTTCCCAAGCAACTATCGCAGCATGATTGTAAAAGACGCAGTATATCCTAAAGCGGGTGCTTTGCTCAACTACGATGCAACCTCTGGAGCTGGAACAGTCGATTTGACAGCCGTTGATGACGGTTGTTTCTTTGTCGCTCTCGATGAATCATCCAGAGATGCAGACAATGACTTACTCGCTTCTGGAGCAACAATCACCGCTTGCCCTGTCGGTGGCATGATGTATGTTCTCGGAGCAGCAGCAGAATCATGGGTTGCAGGACAACTTCTTTACGTCTCCGCAGGAGTCGCAAGCAAAACTCAATCAAGTTCCGAAAAAGTTCTCGGACACTACTTAGGAGAAGCAACCACAACGGCTGCTGGAATCCTTTACGCGGTCAATACGAAGCAAACAAACTGATAATGGAGATGAATAAGATGGCAACAATGAACCTAAACCAAATACTCGGACAAAACCTACAAGCTGATGCAGCAGTCGCACCAGCAGACGGACCTTTCACCAAGCAAGACTCTGTTCTTCAACAAACTCTTCGTGACTTTATCCAACTTCAATCAACTACAATTGCAGTCGGAACAAAAATCGTCGGGCTACGCACCGTTCCCTGGATGACCTACAAATGGTATTCTGGCGCACAAGGTAGCTTTACTTTCCCTATTGATGACAACGCAGTAGTTGATCCAACCAACATCGGAACAGCGAACTACACCGTTGCACTCGAAAAGGGTCAAGGTCGAACAGTATTCCTTGATTCAGTCCGTCTTCGTGGAGAACGCTTCGAGACTCTTGACCGACAGCAACTCGCTATTGTTCAAGCTCGCGCTACAACCATTGACAACGATATTCTTTCTAAGGTATATGCTGGCGCAGGTCAAACACAAGCTGTTACAGCAGGTGTCTGGACTGGAGCTACCAACGATGCAGAACGAGACACTCTTCTTGCTATGGACTTAATCTTCCAGAACGCTCGAACCTCTGGTGATGAACCATTGGCTATGGTCTTGCCAGCAACTTGCCGAAGCACTTTGCTTAACACTTCTCTTTACGGAAACGTCATCGAATCTCTTGAAACCCACTTGGGCCGTATCGCTCGATTGTCGGTTCTTTACACACGTGACACAGCCGCTATGGGTAACAACGATGCTATCCTTATGATACCAGGCGCAGAAACCGCAGAGTTCTTCCAATACAACGGAGCAGGACACATGGAAACTGAAATCACTCGAATGGAAGGACTCGGATATTCCTACCTTCTTACTTCTTACATGGGAACTGTGGTTCATCAGCAACAAGATGGATCAGCAAACGGACTCTCAAACAGAATCGCTAAGATCACTGGCGTTATTTGATATTGGTTAGGTGACTAACCGATGGTTCGCAAGGGATTTACTAAAGACAGACGAGGCCGATTGGTCCGTGTTCTTGAAGAAGCAACTCCAGAAGTTGTTGTCGAATCCGTTGAAGTCATTGATGAAATCATTGATCTCGACACACTTACATTCAATGAGCTAAAAGCTCTGTGCAAAGAAAAAGGTCTTAGCGCAAAGGGCAAGAAAGCTGAATTGATAGCCAAGTTAAGTGATAGTGGAGATGGCAATAATGAAGAGGCAAGCGAGTAAATCAGCATTGGTAAAGGAATTGCACGATAAAGGCATTCCTGTCCCAGACGAACCTACAATTAAAAACCTCACCGAGAGGTTATCGTGGCTACCTGGAAAAGGATATGTCTTTCGCAGATTCAAAGTTCATCCAGACCCACTACACCCTTGTATGAGGCTTGAGCAAAATGTTCTCACTTACGTTCCTAACTCTTCGATGGCTGAAAAAATTATTAAATCCCGAAAGGTAATGATGATAGCTCGAACCCTCATGCCCTGGGATGGCATACCTATTCTTGATCCAACGGAGGAAGAATAATGACTGTAACCTCGGCCCAGATTAGAGACTTACTCAATCGACCTCCTAATTTGGTTGATGGCACAATCACCGAATATCTCTCTATGCGAACTCTTGAAGCAAATAAGATCGCTCGAACTCAACAATACGGTATTGCTGCTGTTAATAGTGTAAATGATGCCGATAAAGACGAATACATCAAAGCGGCTGTATGTGTTGATTGTCTCGCTGTTCTTGTGAACACACTACCTCACCACACTATGCCAGATGCCAGAGAAGGAACAGATGATCGGTTTAGAAGGCAAATTGAAGCATTCCAAATACGGGCTGACCGATTTAGAACGCTTATCGCTGAACCCAACGCTGCTGCATTCGATGTGGACTCAACAGCAACAAGGGTTGAGTGATAATGACAGACTACTATTGGATAGGTTTTATTGATTCTCTGGCCTCAAAGCCGGACAATTGGAGCTTAACAAGTGGTGGCCCAAATCAAGGTGCATCATGGCCTTCACTACCTTCAGCCGCAGACAATTTTTTCTTTGGTGGATATGGAAATGTTCCTTGCACTTGGGAATCAAGTATTGTTCCAATGGCTACTATCGGTTCTATTCAACAGTCACTTACCGACCCATATACTGCTCAATTGACAGTGAACATAGATGTCGAACTACAAGGACTAATTCTTAATGGGCCAATAACAAGCACATTTACAATGAACTTCACCGGAACACCTACTGCATCCCTCGATGACTCCACAGGCAAAAAGAGATTCATTCTCAACGGACAATTCGCTGAACACCTTGTTGGCTCGAACTTGACGTATCAAATGTCTCCAGGGCTTGCAGGTGTCTGTCTCGACAATGGGCCGTATAACAATATCCTAAGTGATACCAACCGACTCACTCTTGCCTACAACGTTCCTACAAGCACTGTTTATGATAATTCGGATAATGACGCTATTCACATCAAAGGAACTTATGTAGCGGTTTCAACGGGAGGATTTAGCAGAGAAGCCCCAGCAAATGCTGCTGAAGACACCAAAGTATCAATCAAGTTCGACAATACGACATTCTCTTATGCAGCTCCAGTTCTTAACTTCATATTAGCTACTGCATACTTTAGAGGAATAGAGCTACCAGTGACAGGCTCTACAACTTACGGATCAAGTGCTGGATTTACTGCCGACCACTATGGAGTAGTAGTGTTTGCAGCAACCAACGGAGAACTCACTACGATGGGGAACGGTCTTGAATTGGACTGTTATTCTATTGATGTGAAAGCTGGAGCAAGACTTCGAGTTACTACTGATAACGGACACCCAGCAATTATCAACTCCCAGAGCCAACCCACCATAGCCGGTGTTTGGTCTTTTGAGTCTATGAACTCACATACATTCACATCACCTCGAAGCAACCCAGTTACCTCTGTTGCCAATGGAGGAACGGGTCGAGATTCAATAGACCCTAACAGCCTACTGATGGGGAATGCTGCTGGAGCTATGTCTGCATTATCAGTTATTGTTCCTGGAACAAACGGCTACGTCTTAACAATGGTCGCTGGAACACCAGCTTGGGCTGCTTCTGGTGGTGGAGGTGGAGGTATGACTTCATTCACTGTTGCTGGCGACTCTGGCTCATCCCAGACGATCACAGATGGCAACACCTTGACACTTGTTGGTGGAACTGGCTTATCAAGCGTAGCAAGCGCAACTGATACTGTAACATTAAACTTAGACAATACAGCCGTTACCGCAGGTGCTTACACCAACTCGAATATCACCGTTGATGCTCAAGGTCGTTTAACTTCAGCAGCAAATGGTTCTGCTGGTGGAGGAACTATCGGAGGATCAATAACCGATAATCAAATTGCTGTCGGAGCTACAACCGCTAATGAGATTGAAGGCTCGGCACTATTCACATTTACTTCGCCAAATAATATCACACTTACCACAGGAACAACGGATAACCCAACAATTAACCTCTCGAAATCAACTGCTTCTTTAACGATGATGGTTGAAAATAACGATGAGCTTATGCTCTCCGATGGCGTAAATGACGGAACAGGAGCAGGAACAGCTTTGCGATTAAGCTCAACAACCTACGCTGCTTCATCAACCCCTGCCGGTCAAATGAAAATAGGTGCGGACCACACAGGCTCGAATAGTCCTCTTCTAAACCTTTCAAATGCCTCTGGTTATCTCCGTCTTGGAGTTCAAAACACAGGTTATGCTCACTTTTATACCGATAGACCATACTTTTACTTTAACAGACCAATTCAATTCGATGGTGGCGGAGCATTATACGCATACAATGATGACCTCCAAATCAAGACTGATGACGCAGGTTCGGGACAACCAACCCGTATTTTCATTCAAGGCGGTGTCAATGATTGTAGAGTGGGTATCGGTGACTTCCAAGTGACAAGTGACGAACCAGTAACCGAATTAGACGTGAAAGGAACTATTCGCCAAACAGCATCAACAAGTGCAGTTCTGGTATCGGATGCCAACGGCGACATAGTATCAGCGACCAACCTTACTGATGCCGCCTATGTCCCTGCTGGGTCAGCCGGTCTTGATCCATTTAATGCTATCAACCCTGGTAATTGGGCTGGCCCTCCCCCTTCCAGTATTGACGATGCCATCGAAAGAATAGCAACACAACTTGCTCTATTGGGTGGGCCAATACCTTGAAGGTGACTTAAATGACTAAAAAACAAATAGGAAAAATTGTCTATCGCCCACCAGAGCGTTGCTTGAACCATATTGAGATCGAAGAGACTCCGCATGGCTATAAATTGTATCAAAAGGGCGAAGAACGGCCATTTAAGGTGATACCTTTTAGTGTCGTGGCCGAAGTGTCATACATAACGGAGGGTAAAAGATGAACCTAACAATCGAAAACATTGAACTTTGGGTGGCTGCTTTGGTCGCTATCGCTGGAATTGCTTATGGTGGCTACAAAAAGTGGCTCATTATGAAAGCAAACGGATTAACACTTGGCGAGGTTTTAGATGCTGTTGAAGAAGTAGCAGAAAAAGCCGAAGAAGTGAAAGAAGTTCTTGAAGAAGTCATTGAAGAAACCAAAGAGTGATTCACATGACTTACTACTGCACACCAGACGAAGTGGCTTTGAGGCTGAGCTTTGACTCGGCTCAAAAGGTGCGAGCGCAAACAAGGCTCACATCAGCTATTCGCAGGGCAACAGTAGTCATTGATTCAATTTTTCGTGACTACGGCAGAGCAACTCCAAGCCGTGAAATAGCAACAACCACTCTTGATGGTGTTGTAGTCGCAGGTGCTACAAGCATTACTCTCACCGACTCATCGACCTTTTCAGCCGCAGGTAGTGGCAACATTGACGGAGATACCTTCGCCTGGACTGCAAACGCAGCCAATGTTCTCTCTGGAATAACTGGTATTTCAGCCGATCATGCCTCTGGAGCTACTGTCGAAGAAGGAGAGATGGCAGAAGCACTAAGGCAAATATGCGCTGATTATGCCGCAGGTCTTTACCTACAAGACGATGCAGCATTAGCAAGTGTCGAACCTCTCCGTTCCCCAATGCTAATCGAACGTGCAAATGAGCTACTGTTCCGTTATGCTAAATTGGGGAGTGTTGCTTGATGGTGTATAAGGCTGGCAGACAACACGGTGCAGGTGGAGAACGCAGAGGAAATGTGAACTTTCGAGTTCATATGGATGATAGGCAACTCATGAGCAAGCTCAAGGCATTAGGGGCTGAAGGTCAAGACGAACTTCGCAAGTTAATCAATGAGATGATGCAGAAAGCAAGAGTTCAGTCTCAAGAGTTCTTGTTGGATCAGAAAATCCACGATAGAGGAACAAGAGGCCCAACTGCTCGAAGTGTTCAAAATGTTATGACTCCAAAAGGAGACAAAAACGTATATGTTCAAATTGCTAATAGTCTAAAAATATCCGATGACGCTTTATTCGTGCGTTTATTCTCTGCACCTTATCCTTCTGGTTATCTCTCTCAAGCAACAGGTAGTCGAGGCGGTGCAAAGCTCGCTCTTATTCACGCTGGCGGTGTTGGTGCTTTCAACTACGCTAAAAACCTCCCAGGTATCATCAACAACTCCGTTTATTGGTATGCTAAAACCGGCAAGTCGAAAGGCTACACCAGAAAACCAAAAAGAGGAACAGCAACAAAGGGCGACGTATCATATTGGCCTAAGTATGGTGATATGCGAGACAAGCAACACCCTGGTTTCAAAAAGGTGGACTTCTTAGAACCAGCTCAAAAATACATGGAAGACAACTTCGAGAAAGAGGCTGAAAAGCTGGTAAGAAGGATGATGGGGTGAAATTATGGCAGTATCAAAAACAACAGATTATTGGACTTCAAGAATGGATGGTAACGATCCCACCATACCAACAGGAACGCAGAACTTAGCTTTCCTCGGTTCAGCAGGTGAGGCTTCTGGCAAGAATTGGAAAATTGGTGGTGATGTTGCTACAAATGGCTACTACACATTAGCCGACCCATTAACTACCGACTGCACTCTATGGATTGCTTTTTCTTACACTCAATCCATCTATATTCCTGCCGATGGAACAGTTATCGCAGAAATCGACAACGGCACTTTTCAACTACAACTTCAATCCGATGGCACTACAAGTGGACTAAAAGTGGTCGGTGCAACCACTGAAACATTCTCTGGTCTTGACTTAGGAATGACCGACATTGGGGCGATACCTACTGTGGTTCGATTGACTCTAAACAAAACAACAGGTGCAGCAAAAGCATATCTCTTCGACATTGAGCAAAACGATGTGGGCGACATATTGAGTAAGTCTTTGACCGGAGGAACGGGTGCATCGAGCAACCTCGACTTTGGAAACAATAACGGCGAGGTGACTTTCTATGCTGTCTATGTAACCACTATGGGCGCATTCACTCCAGATGAGATGGTGACAAGCAACTATACCAACGTAACCTTGATTCAAACAGCATTCGGTATCATTGATGTTCTCAAAACGGCCAGCACTTATTATCTCAAGAATGTAGTTGATCCAGCCGCTATCATGTATGGCTACGACATATCCTCGAACATGGCCGTATTATACACACCAGCCGTTCACGTTCTTATCCGTAGAATTGACAGCCCAGATATGTATTCCTTAGCCGGTTCATCAGCAGAATACTTCTTCCAAGTCGAAGTGTATATCGTCACTAAAGGAACGGATTATAGAAATTGTTACCGTGAAGGAATGGCTATTCTGGGAGAGTGTCTTGACGAGCTTTACTCCAAGACTGGACTCAAAGGTAGCACTGATTCTTTGATCGGTCATGACGCTCGATTAGACGCTCGACTTGACCCAGATGACCAGGTGTGTTGCCATGTTTTGAACCTTCGATACATGAGAAGAGTCGATTTATCACGCAGGGCTTCAACCTCATAATTGATATAACGGAGGGTCAATCCTTTAACTACCGAGGGTATTCCTATGACCGCACTAAGCAACCGATATGTCACACTCCAAAAAGAAGCAGCGTATGGCATAGAGCCAATCGCTACCACAGCAACTCTCTTCTTGGGCGAAGTCGATGATGAGTCATTCTCACAGAACTTTGACCTTCTTACACGTGCCGACATTTCACGCTACGGTGCTTCTAAGACCGTTGCTGGCCTATTCTATGGCGAAGGAGATGTGAACCTACCTCTCCAACTTGACGACTTCAATTCCTTCTGCCTGTTCTCTGCATTCGGTGTCGATAGCTTTGACGCAACAGCAACTCCCAAAACCCACACTCTAACAGAGACTCTTGATGATGCTACCTTTGCATCATTCACAGCTCGAATTGGTATGGAAACATTAGAACATACCTATCCAGGTATGGTCTTGGACTCATTATCTATTTCAGCAAATGTCGGAGAATACGTCATGATGACCTATTCCTTCGTTGGCTGTGGCGAATCAGCCGTTAGCGCACTCACCGTTCCTGGTGCTGCCGCAAGCGACTCTCCACCAGCATTCGGAACTCTTGACGCTTTGCACTTCGCTAAGGCTTACGTCTCCTTTGAAACACTCGCAACAAGCGCAGCCTTCTCCAAGCTGGTTAAGTCGATAAGTCTTGAAATCACCTTGAACCGTGATACAGACAACGCATCGGCTCTTGGTGGCTCAACCTATCTTGTTTCACCTCCACCTCAACTTCGTGAAATCACAGGAACAATCGAACTTAACACAGGAAATGATATTACAGGTTTTGAAGGTGACAAGACTCCAACCTACGACATACTTCGGAGCTTTGAACTACAAAACGGAACAGCCTTACTACCAGCACTTATGATTCGCTTTGAGGACTCCGCTTCACCTCCGAACTTCTTTGAGATTAAAGTTCCAAAGGTCGCATATGAAGCTCCAGAGATGAACCTTTCTGGCCGTGACACCACTACTCTTTCAATGAACTTCGTCGGATTATTTGATGAAGCCGAAGGTTATATGGCAACAGCAGTTATCGGCATGGATGGCATCAACGGTGATGCTGAAATGACAAAGACTCCTTGAGGTGATTTGATATGACGACTATTGTTGATCCAGCATTGACAGCAACTCATACTATTGAGGGAACTGTGCAAGCAGCAAACACAGAACTCGGAATATGGCTTACACAACAAATAGCAAACACCGTAATTCATTCAATAACCACAGTAAGATCAGATAATAGTCAAGGCGTAAGCATAATTATTGCTTTTGAAACCCCCGCACCTTGAAGTTAAGTTAAAGTAAAGAGAAGTGAAGAAGTATGCCAGTATTGAAGAAACAAGTCGAATTAGACAACGGAAAGAAAGTCTGGGTGCGTCAAGCATCCGGTCTTGACAAATTAAAAATTGAAGCAAAGCAAGGCCGAGCCATGCGTAAATGTCGAGCATTCGGCCCAGACCCTTCAAAATGGACTGATGAGCAGATGGAAGAGTTCTTAGAACTCTGCGATAAGCAAGGTGCTGGTTTTGAAGACCAAGTAACAGCATGGTTGCCAACCTGTATTCTCGACAAAAAAATAGACATTGATTCATTAACCTCCGAAGAGCTTGTAAAGATTCTTAACGTGATTCGAGGTGACGATAATGAGGGTGCAGTCCCTTTGGTCTAATTTACAGGGCATCCCCGATCCTCTGTTCGACTTACAAGGGGTTGCTTCCGAGCGACTTATTTCACAAATACAACCAACCTGGAGGCCAGTGGGCTTTAGAGCTGGATTTATTAGTGGCAAACGAGATAGCAGACCAACTCAACGATTCAATCAATACCAACAAAAACGAGAAGCGAAGAAAAGGTGCGTCATCAGCAGTAGCTCGCAGAGATCAAAAGCGAAAATTGCACTCGCCAGCCGAAACCGCTAAACAACTCAATGACATGATGAAGAATAAGGAGGGGTGAACATGGCGGGCAGACAAGGTGGTAGTCGAGTATTTTTCGATGTAGTCGGACAAATGCAAGCAGCAAAGCTAATCTCCGATGCTACCGAGATGAGCACTGTTGTTCAAGCAATTGTTCTTGACGCTTTCGAGGGTATCAAAGGTTCTCTTGACGGTATATTTGCATCGGTTGGAAATGCTATCGACGCTGTTCGTGAACCAGCTCTGGCTCTTGGTGAAGCGTCAATTTACTTCAACAAGTTCTTCGACTATGAAGGAGTAGAGGCTTACGAAGAAAGAATCATTGATCTTGGTGTAGCATTCGGATTCACAGGTGCAGAAGCTCTGGATGCTGGCGCACGAATGGCTCAATTGGGCGGTTTGCTCGGTTCTGGTGAGTCTGTTATCGCTGGAGCTGAAGTCGGTATGGCCTTTGGTATGATTGGTGGTATGGAAACAGAAGAAGCCCAGAAGAACCTCATATCTCTTGCTCAACAAACAGGTTTCATGTATGAAGGGATGGGTAAAGAGGCTTTCTTAGCCGCCGATGCTGAAACACAACGCCAAGTAGTGCTTCGCAACTCTCTTTACGTCTTAGACCAACTGAACACTGTCGAAAACAACTCCGTTGCTACAATGCAACAACTGTCGAATGTGATGGATCAATTCGCTTCGTCTGGTTCAAGAGCCAACATGAGTATTGCTGAAATGGCTGCTCTATCGGCAACCCTGGTTGAATCCGGTGAAAAAGCGTCTAAGGCTGGTCGTGGCCTAAAGCAAATGCTTGTCCGTATTGCCAGCAACACAGGCGGTGCTGCTTCCGCACTACATGAATACGGTGTGGCTACTCAAGACGTGAACGGCGACATGATCGGATTAACCCGTATCATGCAACAACTCAAGGATAACGGGTTCGACGAACTTAACTCCACTCAACAACAGCAAATTGCTACATCGGTTGCTGGTGCAAACCACGCTGAACGTTTTATGAAGTTAATGACTAATTTTGAGAGAGTGACCGAACTTACTTCTCAAGCAATAGATCGTGAATCGACGGCAGTTGATGAATTAAACACCGTGATGAACACAGCAACATTTGAAGCAAACCAAATGACGGCTGCTCAAGAAACGCTATCGGCTATGATAGGTCAAGAGCTTTTACCAGCCATGACCGATGCTGAAATGGCTTCATACAGTATGAAGCAGTCGTTCCTTTCTGCATTAGAAGTTGATCCAGAAAAAAGCGGATTGAACGCTGGTCTTGACAAAACCATTTCATTCTTAGTGAAAGGCGCAACAAACGCTACAATCGTTGCTAATTCAATGTATGATATAGCCGGTGGTGCGTTTGAGACATTCATGAATGTTCAATCTCTCTTAATCTCGATACGGGTTTATCGTATCATCATGAAACAGAACGTGGACCTCCAGAGAATGATGAGTCAAGGACTCATCGGCCAGGGCAGGTTACAGAGTAAAATAAGTATGGAGCAAAGTGCTGTCGTTTCAAAGCTGGGTATAGCAGCGCAAAGAACAGCATTCGTAACTCAACTTGAGGCAGATCAAGTGAGGATATTGGCTGAAAAAGTTCGATACGGAACTGTTGCTGAAAGAATGAAACAGACTGAATATGTTATCTCTCAAAGAGTTCTCACGCAAACACAAGCTCAAATCCAGAAAGACAAAGACAGAATGACGGTTCTTGGTATGGCTTCATCCATGACTGAAGGACAGGCTATCTCTGCTGCTGCTGATAATGAAAAATTATTGATGCAGAAAACAGAAGAAATGGGAAAAATCCAGGGTATTATTGCTCTCAAAGGCGAAGAACACATGATTGGATTAACAAGCGCAGGTGCTATGCGAGCAGAACTTGAAATGGAAACTGCTCAATTGACGGAAAAAACCATTATTCTTAGACAAGTCGTTACTGCTCAATCATCATTAGCACAAAAAGAAGCAGAAGGTTTGGGTATTATGACTCAAGCAACTGTCGCTCGAATGAAGCAGATTCAAGCAAGACGTCAAGAGTTCATAGCCACTATTGACCTTTTGAAAGCTACGGGTCACTTGACAGTGGCTCAACATAAAGAGATGATGAGTAAAATGAAGTCGGCTGCTGCTGGCAAGGCTGTAATAACAGCAAATACTCTTACTGTTGGGTCGCTGATGCGACTTGAGGCACAGGCTCTTAAATCGGCTTTTAGCATGAACCGATTCGCTGGAGCTGCTGGAATCGCAAGCATGGGCTTAATGATGTTTGCAGACAATGAAGACGCTATGCAAGCAAGTATGATCCTAATGATGCTCTCAATGTTGCCAGCAATAGGCTCAATGGTTACTATGAAAGCAGCGACAGATAGTGCAACCGCCTCTTTAGTCAGCTTTGAAATGGTAGCAACTGCTGGTATGGCTATTCTTGCTATTACTGCTGCTTTAGCCGCAGCGCATTTCTTGATGAAAAATCACGCCTCGGATATGCAAGAATCAACAGGAGAAATAGTGGATGGTTTTGAGAATATACAATACGCTGCTGAAGACTTTGCATTTGAGCTTGACAAACCAGGCGGTGTGACCGATCTCATGCTTGACTTTGGAAACACAACCGAAGAATCAATGGATAAAGCCTCATCAAGCGTTAAAGACTTCATGAGCGCACGTGAAGAACTGTTCTTTGGGTTCTCCGCAAGTCGAATGAACCAGACTCTCTTCGATCAACTTGTCAATCAAGGAGTCGGTGAGTTATACTACCGAACCGAAGTCAATGTCAATAATCAATTCTATGGATTAACCGTCAATGAGATGGTGGATGAAATATCAACACAGATAGAAGAACGAGTTATAGCAAGGGCTGGTTGAAATGAATACTGTCTCATCTCGATTTACTACTTGGCTTGCTGGCTACTACGAAGACTTTCAATCCACTCGAACTATCTCCGAGGGAGAAGACTATGACAGCACCGACTTCTTCACTAATCGAAGAGACTCTCACGCTGGAAATACAATGGCTGCTCAAGCATTAGCCAACCCCAGATTCACTTATGATTATCTCACCAGGTCATTTGCTTCAAAAGCACCTATCGCTTTACTCGGATCAGCCGCAGCAAGTGAAGCCGCCTCTCTCCACAATGAAGGACCGTCACAATGGCTTACCTATGACGAGAACCGTATTGGCTCTGCTTTCTATGAAGGTCGAGCTACACTCTCTTATCCAGATACAATCGGTGATGCCGCATCCCTCCGAACTTTTACTTATCCTCGAAGGGCTGACTTCTCCCGTATGGCCTCTGGGTGGGGAACTCAAAACGAGTATTGGGTTCGTCAAGGTGATACAGATTCAACGTATGAGCGTAGTTCTTTCACCGTTCCAGCCGCAGGGATGCCGTATGGTGCTGCATCGACCAGAGGTTATGCCAAGTTCGATATATCCTTTTTACAACCTACCGACACTTCTGGAGTTCCTTTAGCTGTCGGCAATTCGCTCGGAGCTGACTTCTCGAACTATCGAAAGCATAAAATTATGATGAGTTCAAGCCTATGTGGTGTCTATATGGGCGAAACAGGTGAAATTATTGCTTCTTCTGGTGGTATTGGGCTACCTTATGCCTACTTATTCCCTATCAAGTCGCCATCGGGCAAGCCATTCTTTAGGCATTCATTCTCCCGTCGAGTCTCGGACTGGCTCACTACTTCTGGTATAGTAAGTGATGGTGGAAAAAACCGATACTCACTCGACCACGCTACTCAATTTGTCAATGTTGGTCCATTAGCGGCTGACGATCAATGGTTCTTCTTTGAGGCGAAAGCAATAACCGTTCAAGCAACGGGTCAATCATACCCTATTGGGGCGACGACAATTCTTCTCCCTGGTGGACTACCAACACCGCCAACCGACACAGCAAGAATCCTTGATCCAGCCAATGACCGACATTTGCCAGATAAAAGCTCTGGAACTCCTACTCAAACATTTGTTATTGAGTTCACCACCCTTGAATATACGTCTGTTTCAGTGAGTGGTTCTGGTGATGTGACATTCACATTAGCAGCCCCTCTTGCCTCTGGCTTTATTCAACCAACCGTTTATTACAACGTATGGAAAGACCAAGAGGCTGATGATAATAGCTTATTTGCTTACAACATAAACACAACAGGAGCTCCAGACCCAACAGCAACAGTATTTCAAAATAAACAAGACACAGCACTTGGAAACCCACTTGTTTGTTTCAAAGATAACTCAAATGTAGTTCTTAGCACTTTAACTGCTCGAACAACAAATGACACTTGGCCTGTGAATACATCAACCAGCAAAGGCTACAATATCTATTCAGTTCCTATTACAGTGAGTAACCCAGATGGGTTTTCAACAGACCCAGATAATAACATAGCGAGCGATCCATTCTTCAAAATAGGGAATGTCTATGGTCGGCTTGAAGTCGGTGACTATATTATTCAACTTAACCAGATTTATCCAGAAAAAATAACCTCTATGAATACAGACGGGACAATAACAACAGATGTTGATTGGACCGTTGATGTGGCCGTTCCTATCAAACAGGCTACTTATGGGTCATACACAAGCAACAAAGGGCGACCTGTTGATGGTATGTTTGGTTTTCAGCCTGTCATAGTGGGCGATACCGAGCTTAACGCATCAACTGATGGAGAGCGATTCACTATTCGACTTGCTCATCAATCCTTCGACACTACTCAATCCGGCGTTCCTAATGAGGTAGTGGCAATATACAATCTCGCTGTCGGCTACTGTCAAACCGAAACAGGATTCTCTCTTAATGAAAGAGGCAATATGGCAGGTTCTAAAGCCGCTATCACTCATACCTTTAGACCTGCAACTGGTTGGGGATTAAACGGTGCTCATCCTACACTCTGGACTCAATGGCAAGAAGGAGGAACAGAAACGACTTACACTATGGATCAATTATGGTATGATTTAGAGGTCGTCATGGACTTTACCAACCAACAATATGAGGTATTCGATGATGGTGTTTCAGTATCAACATTAGGAACAGACGGACCAATGCCGTTCAATGCTAAATATGACGGCTCGCCCTGGACTGCTGCTGACTTTTACGGTTGGTCGCTTGGAGTTCAAGAAAATAGAACCTTAGATTTAGCAGACCAGACAAGCTGGGTGACGGCTGTTACCATGATCGACAGAGCAGCCTACATCTATGCTCTCGACCATAGATTACCTACCACAATGCCTACAAACACTGAAGACTTCATCGTTAATTCTTTCAAAATAGTAAAAGCTGTTGATGGGATTAGTTCAATGGATATAACAGTCATTGATGATACAGACCTGCTCAATTTACCTCAACTTGCTTCTGGACTCCCTAATTGGAAGGTTCTTCTGTTCCGTGATAATGTAGATCGACCTATCCACTCCGCTATTGTATCGAATGTTAATTGGAAACAAAACGCCAAAAGAAAAACAAAAGAACTTGTTATGAAAGCAAAAGACTCCATCGGTGAGCTTGACTTTCAATTCCCATACTTCGATGTGGGACAGAAAGAAGGTGCGCCGAGCTTAGTGGCCGCATACCGACGATATGAAGTCACCAATTATGCAAACATATTCCACTTCGGGGCTACATCACTACTCAATCTCAATCAATTTTTAGGGCTTGACTCCGATAGCAAAGGTTCGACAGGCGAATACTTGCCTCGATACGATCAAAGAAGCCGTTTGTATTCGGGTCATCCAATTCAAATGTATTCAAACGAGGATATTAACGGTCCGAACTACGTTGAAGATGCTTGGGAGTCAAGTCGCTTAATTGACTACTTCATGCCAGACCCTAATGACCCAACAAAGACCAGGGCTGTATTCACCTCGGATGCTATCAAATACAGCGAAGACCAGATACCAGCAGGTGTCAAAGTAGCTATCAAAGGCAATTGGCGCAACGTTGGAGCTACCAGTGGGGCTAATACAAGCATTAAATCTCTGCCAGAGTTCGGTGAAAAGGGCTATTTGTCGTCATATCGCAGAGGATCAAGCCCAGAAAACACACCACATAACGTGATGAGGGGAGAATGGACTACTCAACAGGCACAGACTGTCACAACAGGAAATATGATAGCGTCTTACAACTTTTTGCAGGTTGCAGACACAGCATTATTCCCTGCGAGTGGCACTATTGCTGTCGGTGGCTCTGGCGCAGTTCTTTACGGCTCAACTAATTACACCTACACCTCGAAAACAGCAACTCAACTTAACATCGTGGGAACTCTCGGTGTTCCTTTTGGTGCTGGAACTACGGTTCGTGAAAAATCATCGACTGACTACATCATTATACCTCAAACATGGCAGAACTCTATTGTCGCTGAAGGTCTTCAAGACGATGGGGGATTCTTACGATTTAACTTTGTAGCAAATCCTAATTTTGGTGGCGGTATAGGCAGATATGAGTTAATGGGTGGAACAGGATATGCAAATGCTGACTCATTATTCGCTAAGAATGACTTAATGACACCACTTACAGCTCCAAGCGACCAAAACTTTCGCATATATGTCAAGCCAAACGCAGCAGGAATAGCTCATAATGCGGCTATGGCTGATCTACCAAGCGAAGTCTATACCTCAACCTCTGTTGTTAAGAATGATTCTGGACAAGGCAATATCATAACAAGCATCCCAATAACGAGTCTATCAGCCGCTTTACAAGCAGCACTCCCTATTACCCTCGGTGCTGGTTCGGGTGGCCTTGCAGACGGCTTAGAAGCTGATTTAGCATACATGACATTCCCTAAGATAAGGAATAAATCATACTCCCTTAGAAATGTCGGTTCGTCTTATGCTCATCGAGACACTCACGCACGTTGGATTCGAGACATTCCTCAATCTCTCTGGTTTCAAAAGACATTTGG